AAAATATAAGCGATGAGTATGGTGGATTTGAATCATTCAAAGATTTGCTGCGGTTTAGTGGATACGACTCAATTTCGTATGTCAATCGAAACGAAGATGTTGGTTCTGTGTCCTATATCGCCTTCGACCCCGCCCAGGTAAAGTCCGCCACCGCCAACGTCGGAGCCTTCGGCCAACGTCCTATCACAGAAGCCGAAGCAACACAGCGAGGCATGACGGTTGAGGAAGCAGCGGAAGCCCAAGAGCGGGGCGACATGATGCTTTCGCCAGCGGAGAGTCGGATATATGAGCGGGGTGGAGACGATATTCCCGTACCTCTTCTCCTAAAGGTTGTGCGACAGAACCCTGATGGGTTTACTGCAAATCTTCAGGGGCAACTTGCCGACTCGGGGTATATCGTAGCCCCCGTCAAGCGCACAGAAATGGCGATTAACAAAAACGCGCTTGATGAGCAGGCGCTACGGGACTACCTTTGGAGTAATCGTGATGTATTCCAGTTGCCGGGCGCTCACCTTGGTGGGTGGCTAAACAAAGATACAGGGCAGTACCTTCTCGATGCGTCGTGGCCCCTGTCCTCTAAAGAAGAGGCGATTCGGGTTGGCCTCTGGGGCGATCAAGACGCTATATTTGACCTGAACACACTTACTGAAATAGGACTGCGAGATGCCAACCGACAACCAGCCGTACCGGAAGGGTTCCCCGAAACAGCCGAACAAGTCCTCTCGCGGAAACCCGGTAATAATGCAGAATATGCAGCCGCTCTCTGGGGAGAGCGACGAGGCTTGGCTCGACAGGGTCGTGAGCAACGTGAAGAAAAGCCTTTTGCAATACGGCTCGGCGGTCCCGTCGGAGCCCGGCCAACAGGCCCCATCCCAGCCGGACAACGTGGAGGAGGGACTCGGGGAAGTGATGCGGAATCTGATGCTAGACCAGCACGGTACAGACTCACGCACTTCAGCAGGGGAAGCCGGTCGGACACCGGAATAAGCCGGTCCTTCGCTGGCTCTAATGTTGCCAATAAAAACGAAAAGCAGCGGTACGCAAAGGGTGAAGACTTTGCTGATATCCACTTTTATACCAGTGGTGGTCGGCCCGAACACATTGTCAGATCAAATTCAGACCATGTGAACACGGTTGACTTGAGTCTTCGTGTTCTTAGGCTTGGGTCTCCCCAGGCCGTGGAAATGATAAATGATTTGCAGGCCAACCGCACTTGGGCGGTGGCTGACAGCAACGCGCTGTGGCTGGCTATTCGGGACAGGGCTAAGGCTGAGGGGTATGACGCTATTGAGCGGCCCTCCACTGATCACGTTGTTGTCATGAGGGACATCGACCCATCGGAGGTCACCTCTGCAACTCCGCTTACCCCAACGGGCGAGGGCCCGATGCTTTCCCCAGCGGAGTCAGCCGAGTGGCCCCGCGTGGCGCATGGGCTTCATTCCCAACTTTTTGACAAGGCCCTGGCTAAGGCTCCTCGCAGGAAGTGGAAGCCAGAGGAACTCATCAACTGGCTGAGGGACTCCAAGCGCGGGGTCAAGAAGGATGAGATCATTTGGTCTAACTTGGAGGAATACGCGGAGGAACACAAAGGTGAAATGATCGAACTCGATGACATCATCGAGGACTTAGAACGTATAGAAATGAGGGAGTACCTTCATGGCGATGCGCTCCTTGTCAAGTTGGACTACTTCGACGCCAATGTCTTAGAGCAAGATGTCCCCGAAGAGGTTGAGATTACCAATATTACTGCAAGACTTCCTATTACTGCGGAAACTCCTTTATTGGCAAGAGATGATTTGGGCGGGGGCTACGAGGTTCATTTGGAACCCGTGTCGGGCATGTATAAAATCTTTCGTCAGAACGAAGAAGATGGCACGTTGGAAGAGGTGTACGCCAACGACTTGCATTCAACTGATAATCTTCAGGAGGATTGGGAGACGGCAATCAGGGCCGATGTGCGTAAGAGGCAGGGTGTAACGGCCACTGAAGACATGATCCCTGGAACCGATTGGGGTGAGGAATCATATGTCCTTCCTGGTGGCGAGGAATACCGCGAACTGAAGTTGGTACTAAAGCCAAAAGAAGGCTTCTTCGAGTACAAATCTCATTTTCCTGAAAGGAACATTCTCCTTCACATGCGGTTCAACACCCGCTACGACGAGCAGGGTCGAAAGATTATGTTCCTAGAAGAGGTGCAAAGCGACTGGCATCAGAAGGGTAGAAAGACGGGGTATGAGAATGCTCAAACAAGGCAAGCCAGGGCTGCTAGTGTTAAAAAATATAGAGCCCTATCAAAAAACAAACTTGCTGAGATACGCCAGATAAGCAAGGAATACGAGTCGGCAACGGGCTTTCCTATTGACGACACGGACATCGCTGCTGTCCTGCAAAAAGGTGATGGGCCGCTTAGTTTAGACCAAAAATTGCATTTGGCCAAGCAGCGTGCGATGCTTCCGAAAGACCAAAAAGACCTTTGGGACAGGTATCGTAATGCGGTGGATGAATATGATGAGATAGCGTTCCAACTTAAATATGCGGAATCAGAGGTTGAATCTTCAGGCGTTCCTGATATCCCCTTCAAGAACACGTGGAAGATTTTGGCAATGAAGCGAGCCATTGCCCACGCTGTCGCCAATGAATTCGATGGTATTGCGTGGACGACGGGCGAGCAGCAGAGAACGCGATCCGAAAAGCAGTTGATGGACAATGTGAGTAAGTTTCAGGTCAAGCCGGACCGCTTCGGGCTCAAGCCACGCACGGCCTCCAAGTATTTTAACCTTGAGGCTTGGACGCACGACGGGGTAAGTAAAACCTATTTTGGCCACTTTAATGAACTGGGTGACTATATCGGTGGTCAAATGTCTACCCATGTTCAACAACGTATCGCTGCGGGGGAAAAGTCTGTCACCATAGATGCCAAAGACTTTCAAATCGGCGGCCACGGCATGAAGGCGTTCTACGACGAATACACGACGTTTACCGATCCCAAGACAAAGAAGGTTACAAGGAACACTGGATTCCTTTGGGCCGCGACCCACAAGGTGGGCAAGCGGTTTGGCGCAGAGCCGTCCCACATAAATATTGACGGCCTTGGTTCCCAGCCGGGAATCATGTTTACGGACAAACTGAAAGAATCTCTGGTTAATGGTGATGGGTTGCCCATGTTCTCCCCGGCACGGCCCGGTGGGGAGTCGGTCTTCCGTGGCAAATCCATAGATGAGATCGCCTCGGACAGCCGTGTTGCGCAGGGTGCAATCTTGCAGGTGCGTGATGGCCTGACGGACTTCACTCAGTGGCGCACGAAGATGTTGGAAAAAGACTCCAACCTATCTGAAGACGAACTTGCGGACCTCTGGTCGGATTCCATTCTTCTTGCCAACTATCTGGCTGATGACTCTGGTCCTGTCAGGTCAGAGCATGGAGGCGTTGGCCCTAGTGGTCGGATGATCCAGCGGCGAAGCAGTCGTGAGGAGATTCAGCAATACGCGGAACTGAAGAGGCGGCTTAGGCTTGAGTCTAAAGCGTCCCTTGCTGGCTATAGGGCCGGGGTCCGAACAGGCGCTTCGCGGGAAAGGGCGAAGGCTACAGAGCGCCTTGAGCGCCTTAGATTGCAACTTGAAGGACGCGCAGCCAGAGACATCGGAAGGGTTGAAGAAAGAGCCGCTAGAACTCAAGAGAGGCTTGAGGGTCGCATTGAAAGGCTTACCTTTTCCAAGCGGCATATCAAGGAATTCAATGATGCTGTTCGTCAAGCGGGTATGTCTAGTCGGAAACTTGATCGCATCATGAATGATGCTGGCGTTCGTCGTCGTGAGTTTAGCAACGCCGAAGAACTGGCGGACGCGATTGACAAAGCGCTTGCGGCCATTGAACAGTTCCACCAAGGGGAAGCACAGAACAGTCTCCGCAAGGCCATGAAGGCCCTGAAAAACCAACGTCTTCGTCCTGAGTTTGACGAGGCCGCAAAGAAGGTACTTGAGTCTGTTGGCATTGGCACAAGAGAGGTGTCGATGCCAGAGCGGCAAAGGCTCAACGCTGTCAAAAAGTTCCTTGTCCGAATGAAGGAGGAGGGCAAGGATGACAATGTCTTTATCCCTGAGTCCGTCAGGGCCCGTATTGCTGAGATTGGCGATAAGCCTATTTCCGATCTTACGGTCGAAGAATCGCTTTCTATTCGTGATGCCATCCGGTTGATACTGCACCAGAACAAACTCAAAACCAAACTTCTAAAGGTTGGGCGCGCTAGAGAATTTGCCCGTACGCGAGATGCCATTGCCAAGGAATTCGCGCAAAACCTTACTGAGCGAAGAAGTGAAATGGTTGTTGGTGCAGGCGGAAAACTTCGTCGGCTGGGTGCCCAGACCCCCGAGCCTGGACCTCGCCTGCGAGACATCTGGGCCAAGGTGAACATTCTCACCCCCGACCGCCATGTCATTTGGACATCTGGTAGCCGTGACACACAGGCTTACTCACGTCTGTATCAGGACATTGAAGATGGTCAGGTTGAAACCCTAAGAACGTACCAGCAAGACAAGGACTTCCTTCGCATACACCTCAAGGAAATAGGCATTGATCCCGACACCAGAGAGGGTGCCAATATTATTCGCAGCATGTCGGGCAGCATGGCAAGAAGGTTGGGCAGGCTTAAGTCTTTGTGGCATGGTGTGCGGCGGCTTAGCGGAAGACACCTTGTGGCGAGTGTTCCGTTGTTCACACGCAAACTCCCAGCGGGGGTTAGGACGTACGACTTTAACCTCACCGCAAAGAGGAAGCGTGGAAGAAGGTATCTGGATCAAGGGGTGATGACAATTACCCCTGCCCAAAGAATCAGCATCTTGTGTCATCTGTCTGATCTCGACACTCGTGCCGCCATTATTGCCGGGGCGGAACTTCGGGTTGACGACCGGCACACATACACCCTTAACGAGGATGATGTCAGTGCGATAGAGGAGTTTCAGCCCGAGTATGAATTCGCTGGAGAGGGGCGTGACGTTGAGCGGGAAATTGCCGATGTCATGCTGGAGCGAATGAACGGGACGCAGCGGATACACATGCAGGAATATTCGGTGGCACATCTTGGGTTCGACAACACCAAAGATGGCACGTATTACCCGAGGCGCAGGTACAAGGCGGGCCAGAAGGATGTCATTGAAGCCCGTGACCTGATGTCCACCAGCCTTGATTCTCTGGGTATCGTCCGGGAGCGGACTGGTGGCGGAGACCCGATACTTCTTTTCGATGCTTTTGCCACATACAACAACCACTCATACATGGTTGCTGGCCTGCGACACATGGCTGCGCCGCTGCGAAACGCCAACCGTCTAATCAACAGTCCGCAGATGAGTGAAATGCTAAGCACTCACAGGGGCGGCAAGGGTATACGCAACTACCACAACATTCTTCACAACGATCTTGTTTCGGAGATTTCAGGAACAAGAGGGCAAATCTCACTCTTCTCAGCGCACCACGTGGATGAGATTGCAAAAGCGATTGCGAGGCGGGTGACGGTTGGTGCCCTAGGTGCAAACATACGGGTAATGGGCTACCAACTTGGGTCCATTGCGGCAGCCGCGTCAGAAATGCCGACGAAGCACGCCCTTGCGGGGACGCGGGGTGCGCTTACGCCTGGAGTAAAAGAAGAAATCGAGTTTTATTCTCCGAGGCTTCGCCAGAGGTTTGCGTCTGACCATTATGGCATTGTGTCGGAAGGTCTTACTGAGAGGCACCAGTCTACGCTTGTAAAGAACCGGACCTTTTCTGATTTCGTGATGGGGGGCATTGGGTTCTTTGACGAACTGGCAATTAGAAGCATTTGGGCTGGAACCAAGGATTGGGTGAAGTCGGACATCGACAAAGGTGTCCTGAAGATGGAAGTGGGGAGCGAGGAGTATTGGAAAGAGGTTCGCAGTAGGGCGGAGATGGTTGTCAATAAGACTCAGCCCACACTTGACCTGCTGCACATGACTGGTCTTGCCCGCTCTGCCCGTAGACAAGGTGGGTGGTCCCGCTTCATAACGATGTTCGCAACTATGAAGCACAAGAACATCAACATGCAGGCCGAGTCGTATATGCGGTTCCGCAACGGTGACTATGGAATGGCTGTTAAGGGGCTGATTGCCCACACGGTCGTCCAACCGCTTGTTCTTTGGGGGATGAGGGGTGTTTACGCTCTTCTTATTGGTGGGGCGTTTGAAAGCGTAAGAGCGCTTTCAAAATGGTTGGGTGGGGGCGACGAGGAAGACAGGGGTGATCTTGGTAGTGGCGAAGAGGAAGAAGACCTCTTCCACTGGACTTCGGCAATAGACGCAATTATTGCCACCAACTTTGCAAACATGCCGTTAGGTGATTTGCCTGGGGCCCATGTTCGCAGGGCTGTTGGTGCGGTAGTTGGTTACAAGCCGGACACGTACCCCCCTGACCTTTCACCAGCGTTGTCGAAAATTTACGACGCCCTAGAGTCTGCGGCAACTTTCTCTGACAGGCTCTTTGATGGAGACAAGGAACTTGAGTGGAAGCATTGGTGGCGGGCTGCTTTTTCATGGGGCGAACTCTCTGGCCTTCCCGGCCACTATCCGCGACTGATTTACAAGGAATACAAGGATGGGCCTAGTAGCACCACGGATATAGTTTCCGCCCGCAAGCGGTATCTTGACCTACAGCGCCGCGAGGGAAACATCACGCGGGAAGAACAGCGTGAACTTGACCTAATCAACAGTTACTACAACGGCAAATACGGTATTCGCTGGTGGCAGAATTACGCAAAGGACAACCAAGGAGATCCCAAGCGTGGGATTGAGGGTGATCCTAAAAAGGTTGCTAGGGGTAACGAGAAGGCTGATGAAAAAGCCAAGGCTTTGCACGACCGGATAATGAGGCGGCGGTCGATAAACGAGGCGGTTGATGAGGGTAGTCGCGGCCTTCGTGTAGACGGGACACAAAAGGGGCCGGGATGGCTAGGGACAATCTTTATGGACGACGGTAGGGAAATGACCGAAATGTCCGTAGGGGTCGAGTTCGATGGTCGTGAGGTGGAGATCCCGACGTTGGTCCCTGGACTATCAAAGAACCAGATCGAGTTTCTCCGCCTTGGTGGAGATCCTCGCCGCAGAAAAGACATCATGGATGTTGCAAAGAAGCACGCCCTTAAGAGGTTGCGTGCTGGTTTGAGTCCTTTTAAAGGGGACTGATGAGTGGGGTCCGCAGACATCTCGTTTCTCGCGTTCTCGTGTGTTCACGCACCGCTGCATGACACTGAGGCCATCGACTGGCTTTGCGGTCAAATCGCAAAGACCCAGCCTGATTGTGTGATCCATCTCGGGGACGGGATGGAGATGGCATGGGCCAGTAGCCACTCGGACATCGAGGATATTGACTGCATTGCCGAGTATGACGCACACAACAAGATCCTGTCTCAAATCAGGAAGGCCAGCCCTAACAGCCGACGGATCTTTCTTCCGGGCAACCACGAGTGGCGTATTCACTCCCCTAACATCGACAGCAGGGTCCGAAAGGCACTGCACTGGACCCGGCACCAGCCAGAATTTGAACACTGGGAGTCGCCGGTCAAGTACGAGAATTGCAGACACAAGGGGATCTGGAGGATCGGTCAGGTTGCTTTTTGTCACGGGTTCAGCACCAGCCCTAGTGGCATAAAGAAAGAGGCTGTGGCCCATGCCCGCGAATATGGGTGCTACATCCACGGGCACACCCACAGGCCCACGCAACCAGGGCCACCTGAAAGAATTATGGCTGGAGTGTCCTGGCCCCTTAACTGGTGGGTCGCTAATCCCGGATGTCTCAGGGATTTATCGCCAGACTGGGCGTCAAAGTGTGACCGAAGTTTATGGGGCCAAGGCTGCGTGACTGGCCGGGCCCAGTTGATTAAGAGCCCACGGGCACGCCGGTGCTGGGAGGCGACCACCCATGTGTTTAGAACCTACGACCAGTGGCGAGAATCGTAAGTACGAGGTAGCCGTCATCACATGGGTCGATATCGAGGATCGGACCAGTCCTAGTTGGGTTCCCCTGGAGGAGGCCCTACGGGACGCTCAGGAGCCGTTTCAGCCAATCCTGACTGCCGGGATCGTCCTGTGGGAGAATGAGGCCAAACTGTCTCTGACGGCCTCTGTGGGCCCAGAGGAGACGGCTGGGGCCCTGTCGATCCCCAAGCCGGTAATCCTGTCGGATACTCGCTACAGGGTGGAAATGGCCGTGCCCCCGCATAAGCAGGGGCACGACGGGGAAGAGAAGGTTGAAAGAGAAGACTAGCGAGGGGTAGGCTCCACGTCAATTCGTGGATTGGGCTGGGTTAGGGGCCTAGTGCCCCTTTCCCTTTGTCTTTTTTTGTCACCTATTGTCCTACTGTGGCGTGTCGTGGTGTATATTGGCGTAAAGGGTGGCCCTCGGAACGTCCGGCGAGCCACCCTTCACAACAGCAGGGACTAGGAGTCTACCAGATGCCAGACACGGCAGAACTATATGGAACACTATCACGCCAAGCGTACGCAGAACTATCGGGCATCAACTGGTCGATTCTGAAGCATTGTATTGACCACCCATCGAAGGCTCTTCAGGCGATCAAGAACCCGAAGGAGCCGACCTCTCGAATGGTTCTGGGCACGGCGGTTCACTGTGCAGTTCTTGAGGGCCTCAGTATGTACTACAAGAGGTTTTCGGTAGCGCCGAATGTTGATCGTAGAACGAAGGATGGCAAGGAAAAGTGGAAGGCGTTTGAAGCCTTGTCGGAAAAGAAGACGGTTATTACCGCCGATGACAGCAGGACGGTTCGGTCGGTAGCGTCGGCAGTTTCAGGGCACCCCGCTTGTCTTGACTTGCTGAAAAACGGAACCCCAGAGGCTGCGGTTCGGTGGGAGATGTGCGAGGGCCTTTGGGGTAAAGGCATCATTGATTGGCTACCCGATGGCGAGGGGCCGCTGGTTGATCTGAAGACCACACGGGACGCGAGTCCGAGTGGTTTTGCGAGGCAGATTGCCAACTACTATTACCACGGTCAAGCCGAATACTACAGGCGTGCAATCGCTACGCTCAGGGGTGAGCCGCCGAGGGACTTTGTCATCATTGCGGTTGAGGTGGAACCACCGTATTGCATAGGTGTGTACCGCCTGAACAATGAGGCCCTTGAGGCTGGCAGCCGCATGGTCGATATGGCTATCGACAGATGGCTTGCAGCCAGCCGTGGCGACAACGGGTACGACGCGCACTACACAGACTACATCGAAGATTTGGGCATTCCTACATGGGCGCTAAGTTATGAAACCGCCAACGTGGTTGCTTGAAGATCCGTCGATTGTCAGGGCTTGTGCCCTGCTTAATGCAACTGTTATTGACTTTCAACCAGCAGAGGAAAATATGACCGAAACAGCAAAGAAGAAGGCACCAGCCAAGCGTGCCACGAAGAAGGAAGCGGACACCCTATGGGGTGCGGTGCTTGCCGCCAGGAACATGGCTGAACCCATCGTCAAGGATTCCCATTGCAGCATGGGCGGTGGAGGGTACAACTACCTCTCGACCGAGACTGTCCTTCGGGAGTGTGTTCCAATTATGTCAGAGTGCGGGTTGGTCTTGATGCCACACAACCAGACATTCTCTACGGCGGGCACAGAGAAGGAGCATGTTGTCATGGAGATGACCTTCACCCTTCAGCACATTCCTAGCGGGGAGTCGGTAACCATAACGCACTCACTTCCAATCGAGAACATGAGAACCCCTACCAAGGGAAGTCTCGCAGTACGCACAACCGCGTTCCAGTATGTCATCCGTGACATACTTGCACTACCGCGTGTAGAGGAGCGTATGCCCGAGGTGGACAACCCAGAGGGGCAGAATCAGGCCAAGCAAAAGCCATTGCCCAAGCCTGCAAAGAAAAAGACGGACCGATCTGCCACGGACGAGCAGATGCAGTACCTGCGCGACCGGCAGGCAGAGGCCCCGGACCCTGTGGTCTTTGGTGAAACGATGAACCAGAGGTTGCAGAGTAGGTATGGCGTGACGATGGACACTCTTACGAGTGACATTGCGGAAATCATCATCAACCAGTTTGAAAGCAAGCGAAAGGAAAAGGCTGATGCGATGGCAAACGGGTGACGCGAACACGAAGAAGAAGCCAGAAATTGTAGTTCCCGGCTGGTACACGGGAAAGATTCAGTTCGCAGACGAAAACGAAAAACACAACAAGATTCGGGTCACGATAGACCTTGATGATGGGCAGAGGGTCCGATTCAACATTGGCCCCCGGCATGGATCTGCGGCCCTCGCTGCTATCGGCCAGGAAGGGACCGTGCTTGAAGCAAGCGATCTCGTTGGCGCGTACGTCAAGGTTAAACTGGATCAGTGGTCGCCGGACGATGACCCTGATCGTGTTTACAACACGTTGCAGGAGATTGAGTCTGCCGCAGAGGAGGTGTCCGATGGAAAAGACGGAAGTATCAGCAAGGACGACATCCCCTTCTGATCTGCTGCTGCGGTCGGAAGTCGCACGGCTGTTTCGTGTTAGTGATCGCACCATTGCTCGCTGGTCTGCTTCAGGGAAACTCCCCTCACCCATAAGGGTGGGGGGGGTTCAGCGGTGGCTTCGCACTGACATCGAACGGTTGATACAGGAGAAACTTTAATGGCTTGGGACAGAAAGGTTGTGGGCGATTTTGATGACGCTATTACTGGGTTGGTCCACGGTCCAAGCGGGAGCATGAGGCTCCTCTATGATCTGGACCAAATGATCGCTATCCAATGCGACCGGGGCATGACCCCGACTCAGGCAAAGGACACAGTCACTGCAATCTTTGCCGCAGCCCATGACTCACCCTCGGCTCCGCTGTTGTTTCAGCGGGCGACTCCTGCCGAGGCGTGGGCTGCATTACCCAAACAGCAGGGAGGCAACGATGGACATACGGATAGAACAGGGGTTGCCAATGAAGCCCCAAGTTTTAGCGATACAAACTAAGTTGGGGGTTCCCAAGGCGCAGGTCGTGGGGGCACTGGTCATGGTGTGGCTATGGGCTGACGCGGTTACACGCGGTGGCCGTGTGGCCTTTGAGCCAGCCATCATAGATGGCATTGCCGATCTTCCGGGGCTGGCCATCGCTATGCGTGAAGTGGGCTGGCTGATGGAGGATGGTGACGGCTTCGTTCTCCCCCGCATCGAGCGGTATACGGGTGATGGCCGCACTAGCCGTGACCGGAGGCTCACTCAGCAGGAGCGAGCCCGAGGCCAGAAACGTAATCGGTCAGGGAAGTTCGCTGGAGGCACAAAGAATCCGACAAATGCCGATACTCCACCGATAGACGGTCCGATCAGGAGTGTGCCTACGGGCGGAGGTGACTCGGACCTCGGGCCGTCCCAACCCAACCCAACCCAACCAAAACCATCCCAACACAATTATACTTGTGTCGATGACCCCTTGGTCGATCCTTTGGGTGACGGGGATTACACGGGGGCCGATTTGCCTGCGGGCAGGTATCACACCCTTTCGGTTGTGAAGCAGGTCGAGATCAACCAGATCATCGACGCGATCCCCGTGAACCGCAGGCGGGCAGTGGCAAAGATCAAGAGGTCTATCGCCGCCGCCATCGACCGGGGTGTAGATCCAGGGGTTCTGGCCGGTGCCATGCGTTCGTACTACGCAAGTGATGAGGGCTCTGGTGAGTACGCCACTTGGCCCTCAAACTTCATTGACCAAGAGAGATATGACGAAGACCCATCCGCATGGGTTCGTGGCGACACAGTCGATAGCAATGTCAGGGAGGTGCTGTGATGATGTATGACACAGATGGCTGGGCAGACACAAAGGAGGTCATCGTAGGGTTGTACCCCAAGTGGAATTTAACCTCAGAGCAAGCGAGTGCGTTCAGGGACGAATTTCAGCCGCTTTACCAAGAGGCTCTCAGGGAGGCCGTACGTCGCCTCTGGCTAGAGGACAAGTTCGGCAGTGGCACACTCAACCCCGGACGGCTCAAAGCCATGTACGGGCGTGTACGGAGCGAGAGAGAGGCGGCTCACAGGTCTGCCGATCCAGACCCAGGTGACACATTGGATTACGAGGACATCCGGCGGTCACATGAGAACATGCTCAGGAGGGTTCTCATGTCTCCGGTTGCCGCTGTCAACAGTGCTGCTGATATCATCAGAAAAGGTATTGGACGGTGGGGATGGATTCGTCCGAAGAGGAATGAGGGCAACGACCCCACTAAGTGGTCCGACATGATGCGTTCCGCTGTGATGTACGAGATCGAAAACCCCAGCACGGAGGCTGGTGATGCTACCGATTCGACCGTCTCTGGAGGACTCCTGTCCACTGCCGAAAGGTTGGTTGACTCTGGTTCAGGCAGAAGACCTAACCGGGAAGAGCCGTAGGCAGTTGCTGGACGCGATCCGGTCTCAAAAGATTCCCGCCCTTATGGGATACTGGAACGAGACCGCGAAGCAGGAGTGGCGCGTCGATCCTGATGCCCTGAAAGATTGGGCGAACAGCAAACTGTCAGGTGGGCCGTAGTATGCGTAGTGTGTCAAAGTTTACGCTGCCATATCCGCCCTCGATTAACTCGTACTACCGCACGTTCCGGGGTCGGATGCTCATATCCAAGAAAGGGCGGGAATACCGGGTTCGGGTAGCAGAGGAACTCACAGGGGTCTCCCCGGTCACGGGAAGGGTGGCCGTGGAGATCCAGGTGTTCCCGCCTGACCGGAGGAGGCGTGATCTGGACAACGTCCAGAAGGCCCTGCTTGATGCCATTGAACACGCGGGCATCATCGAGGACGATTCCATGATCGACGACCTGCACACGATACGCGGGGACGTCCTGGCAGGCGGTACGGTCACGGTCACTATCACGCCTCGGGCGTGACGCGCGCATAAAAAAAGCCCCGCCCCCGCCCTGATGGGCGAGAGCGAGGCGGAGAACTGCTGGGCCGAAGCCCGGCTATGACGTTTGTATTGTACTAGCCCTGTCTTTAAATGTCGCCATCCAGTAAGCCAATATTTCACTGGCTGTTTCCAACTCAAGGCCGAAGAATGAAGCGAAATCTTCTGCGGCCCCGAACATGTTGACGGTCCCGAGTTCCCGAAGGTTGTCGAGGAATTGCAGGTGTACATCCAATACGAATGCGGGCCTTGTCATGCTTCACTCCTGCGGACGAGCCGTTGGTATGCGGGGGAAGTCTCTTCCCAGTTCCACTGACTGCGTTTGGGTTTCTTCTTTGGGGTGGCTCCGATCTCCTCAATGGAGAGCCGAAGTTTGAAGTGTTCGCACAGCATCAAGAGTGTGTCGAGGGTGATGCTCAGTTGCCTGCCCTGCACGAAGTGTCGTGCGCCGCTGGCGTTGGACCACCCGTTGTCCATGATGCCCTGCTCGATGGCGTACCCAGAGATCCCCCGCCTGTCGCATAGGCGGGAGAGGAATTCTCTGGCATCTTCGATGGTTTTGATTGGGGTACTCATTCGTCCCCCCAATCTTCGTGCTTGTGGTTTGCGAACAGGGCGCTTGCGATCTCTGACACCTCGACCCCGTTAGCCATCGCCGCTCGTACGAACGGACCAGAGATGAAGTCCTCTGGTGACGTGAACTGCTCCGCGAGGTCTGCTGCGATGTCTGCGGGCATGTCCACCGGTGGGGTGAAGGTCGGGTTCTCGGGGTCATACCCCCAGCCGTCTGTGCAAAGCAGAGCGAAGTCCCCGTGAATGACGACCGGAGAACCTGCGATCATCGAGACGGCGAGGCTCGCCCGAAGATTTGGTTGGTCGCCATCTTTGTCGGTATCCACTGCGTGGAATACTGCGACTGCCCAGTACCCGGTTGCACGATGTTCGCACAGGGGTGAAAAGACGAGTCGTGGGTTCTCTTTGTTCCAAAGGAACCGAAGGTCTGTCAACTCGGGCTCACTCGAAAGGGGTGGCCGGATGACTAATCCTTTGACCCCATTGCTATCGGTGAGGTTTGCGATGAACCGGTCGAAGCCCGGCATTTCTTTTGCGTCTCGTTGCTCGATAGTCATGTGTGTTCTCCGCATCAGAAGGGTTGTGGGTTGTAGTGCTGGCTCATGTGCGTCAGGTAGTTGCCTGTCTCCAGGAGCGCCATTCCAAGTTCCTTGGCATCGTGAGCAGACATTCGTATTGTGGCTGCCCCTGATTCGTTGTCAACAGTGAGGATCACGAAGGGGTCGCCGTCAACGATTGAAATCTTTACAGATTCCATCCTGCTCTGGGGGATGTCTTCTGCGACCGATGGGTCGCACACGATGTCGGGTTGTTTCATGTCACGGTAGTGGGTCATTCTTTCGTTCTCCTGTATTGGGGCCAGGGGCAGGGTATGTCCAGTGGTCTCTCACGATCGGCCTCGTGGGCGATCAACCCACGTCAGCCTCCCACCTCAGTGCGGGGAGAAAGCGCCTCGCCTCCCTTTATCACCTATTGCGTCGTACCCCATAACGCCGTCGCGCTTAGCCCCTAAAATTCTGTTGATACTTCGCGGCACGACAGGGCCCAAAGGCCCTGCCGCACCGCATATGTCAATCGAAAGAGACCTCGAAAGAGGGCTCGCGGTAGAACACAGGGAACCGCTTGGCTCCCTCCGGGAGATCCGTCTGCGCCCCGTTCTTGTCGAGCGGGCCGGTGATGATGACATCACCGTGAACGAGGATTCCAAAGACCGAAGCGAACGGAAGGTTCAGGGGCAACTTGTTGATGCGCCCCTCCTCGTTGATGAACACATCAACAAGGGTGCCGATGTTCTCCTCGGCGTACAGGCCAGTGGCGTAGGCCGGGTTGGGATTCGTCGGCCCAATGTGCAGGGGCTCGATGAGGCCGCCGACAGCGTCCTGCATGCTTTCCAGTGTGTCAAAGGTTACGAGGTCAACAGTACCGTCGCACCTCACGATCAGGCCGGTATGTGAATTCCGGTCAGCCATTGTTGTTCTCCTCACTATCGTGAGTCTTCAGTTCGGCCTTGAGCAGCACAAGGATTTGTGCTTTCAACTTCTCGGCCATAGTCGTGATGCCTGCCTTGGATGTGGGTAGGTCTTTCGATAGCAACTCCTGGATACCCAGGAGCATTTTCTTCGGGTACTTCATGAGGCTTCCGCTTTCTCGGTCTTCTTGACCGACTCGATGGTTTCCAGTGCGGTCCACAGTGCATCCTCGGCTGCCGCGAGGGCTTCCCGGAGCCTCGTGTTCTCGTTCTCAAGAACGACCACTCGACGATCCGCGACCATCGAGGTAGTGGCGGGGGACGCCGCGTCATTCTTTGGGCGATTCCCACCGCGAATCGGGGGAATGCCAATCTCGGGCGGCACCGGTGCAAGGGTGTACTCCTTGCACATTTTGTTCCACATTCGCTTGCCGGTTGATGCTCTGCGCATCTCGCCGGTTGTGATGATGTACCCGCTGTTTCGCAGGGAGTTGAGCGTCGAGGTGACGGTTCCTCTACAGAGGCCGGTGATGGATTCCAGTTCGACGCTGGTGAGTCCTCCGCGTTCCAGAAGAGTGCGAAGAATTGTGATCGAGCAGTTTGCAGTGCGAGCAAACCCAGCACCTGCATCTAGGAAACGAGTCCAGAGAAGGGTGCTTTTTTCGTCAAGTCGAGAGCCTGTCATGTTGTTCTCCTGTGTGTATTAACAAAGCCAGAATGCGTAGATCAGAAAGGACATTCGGAACGGAAGCCGCTCCGTGCCCTGAAGGTGGCATTGTACCAGATGTCTGGTAGTTGTCAACCAGCGGCACGCCATCAGAAGGAACCGGAGAGCGTGGCCTTGGTCATGAACTCGTCGATTTCATCGAGATCCATGCCAAAGATTGCGTTCGCTACATCCTGGGCGAGGGTCTCAAGGGCGAGCAGTTCGTCGCCCTGTTCACGGGACCGCAGTTCAGCGGCGTGATTCGCAAAGGCGGTTGCGATTCGTTCGTTTCGTGGTGATTGTGCATGTTGCATGTCATTCGTCCTCCGTGGTTGAGTGCCACATGTCAGCGAGGGTCTCGTGGGTTGACCCGCAATCGCTGCATGCAAGGGTCATTCTTTCGATGTTGTTGGGGTCAATGTCCCATTGGAAGTCTCGTTCTCCGCCGCAGTATGGGCAATACGTCATGTCGTGTTCTCCGTGGTTGGTTGGTCACTATCACGATTCTCTACGAGAGGGCAAACGGCTCCTGCCGGTGGCATAATCCGGGGCTAGCACACCGGTATGGGGCTGAGCAGTGGAGACAACATGGCACCGTCCGATCTGGAGGGGATCATCACAGGAGTGGGGTATAACAAGCGCACTTCCTAGGAAAGTCGCAGGTAGGAACCCATCGCTGGAGCGGAACATCGCAGCGGAGAGGGGCAGCGGCTGTCTATCCCTACGCTTCCGATCCACCGGCAGGGCCGTTTGGCCTGTCGTATTCAGTTTTTCGTTGCCAGTACCCTCCCCCCTCTCTTCTCCTCTCCCCTAACGGGGGGAGAAGAGAGGGAGGAGGTTAGTTCGCCGCCGGTCAATCGGTCTCGATGTCCACCAGCGTCGCGGCCATGTCGCCGTGGGCGAGGGCCACAACCTGCTGAGCCTCGGGGAAAGAGGCATTCCGCTTGTAGAGGAAGTACCTCAACCCGTTAGGGTTGCGAAGGTTGATGAGCGGAATCGTCTCGACGTTGTACTTCTTGCTACGGGAGCGCCGCCCTACCTTCACGTCGATGGTCGCGGCAGAGTGAATGGACGAGGCCACAGTGAGGCGGATCACCTGTCCGTGCTTGAGGCTGTCAAAGATTCGCACACGTTCGGCTTGGGTAATTTCGGTCATGTCATGTTCTCCAGGGTTAGTACCCCTCTCCCCCTACGGGGGAGAGGGGTAAGTTCATTCTTTCAGTGGGCAGAACGATCAAGCATCTTCTGCACCTCTCCGATGATCGTCTGGGCCTGGGAGCCCTGCGACCACGTCTTCCCGATCATCAGGTTGTAGCCGAGGTACTGGACTACGTCCTCACTAGTGTCGATAGAGAACCCCTCGGAATCCAGCCTTCCGAAGTATGTCTGGCGAGCCCGGAACCAGTAGTTCCGCATGAATCCAGCGTGGGAAAGAGAGAGGAACTTGCCAACATTCACGGGTTCATCAGCCCGCTTCAGCGGGATGATGACGCCCTGCTGCGCATTGCCCTTGTGGTCCACATGGGTCATGCCGCAGGCATCAACCTGCACGCCGTACCCTTTCACCGTGAGCAGTTCTACGATGGCGGTGGCGGAGGCGATGATCCGGGCGAAATCTTCCGGGCCGTTGCCACAGGAGAGGCAGTAGTTGATACCCATCTTGATGATGGGGGTCTGGTGACGCTTACTCATCCGGTCAAAGACCGGAGCCGGTGCGTTGTTGTTCACGCTTGCGAGGTATCGCTGTACGTTGACGGTGCCGCCAGCCCACGAGCGAACCCGCTTGCGTCGGGCCGATCGAATCACCTGTGATTCTTTGAGGCAGGCCATGTCCACCTCTAGTTCCTTGCGCCGAAGGCGGTACGCCTTCTCGATATCCTCGCTAGGGGCTTTGCCCTCCCGAAGGTTGGACATGGTGTCCTTAATGGACACTCCGCCCAAGGCCCAGCGGGTGGTGTACCCCCGCCTGGGGTCGGTCATTCGATCCATCTGGTCGAGGTACGAGCGAAGGTTGCGGAATCGAACCAGTGACAACTCTGTCTCTGGCAAAGAATGATGCTCACCGAGAACATCAGTGTCCTCGTTGAAGGTCACCGGAATCCGGTACTCTGAGCCTCGCGCCTCTTTCTTGGGCGTAATCTTCTCGATCATGGTCATCGCATGTTCTCCTTATGCGGGTCTATGGGCCTGTCATGGCCCCCGATGCTGCCCCCCTTGGGGGGCAGGGGTCGGAGGTCAGGGGTCAGGGGTCAGATGCGAGCGAGCATCTCCTCGGGCCAACACTCTGTGTGCCACGCCTTGATCTCCTCGGCGGTGCTGCCGTAGGCAACCTCCAAGGCCATCGAAGCGAAGTCTCGGGTGGTCGGGATGTAGTCCTGATCCCAATCGGCCTTCTGGCCGATATCCCGGAGGTTCCACAGGTAGTCAGCCAGATCAGGCTCATCCGAAAGGATGGCCTTCTCGATCTTTCGGTCGTAGTCCACCTTGGCTCGGGTGATCCAAGGGAACCGCGACATGGTGGCGGCATCCTGCTTGCCACCCCGTCCGGTGTACTCATGGGTGACCCCACCCAGTGTGTTCATGGCGATGATCGGCATGAACCGGTCATGTCGCTCTGCGACGGGCTTGTCCGTTCGGAGCGGGACACTGCACCGTCCGGTGCCATCGAGAGCGGCGTTCAACGCGACTCCAGTACCAGGGTCGAGGGCGTCGAATTCATCCAGCAGGATGGCCCCGCCATTCTCAAAGGCCCGGAGGACAGGGCCAGGGTAGTAGACGCCGTTGGCGTCACGGGCACCGAGCAGGTCGTAGATGCTCGTCTCGGCGGTGCAGGAAACCAGACCCACTTCGTGGGCCTCGTAGTCCAAGGCGTCAGCGACATGGTAGAAGATCGTAGACTTCCCGGTCCCAGCGGGACCGTGCATCAGGGCCCTTCCATGCCGAGAGCAGATGTGCAGAACCCGCTGGAATGCCTCGTGGGCACCCTCAATCTTCTTGGGCTCTTCCCTATCGGGAAGGGTGACCTCGACGGACGAGGTGGCGTGCTGCTTTGCAACCTCGGCGGCCTTGTCCATGATCTCCTGCATCTGCTCCGCAGACACCTTGGCCTCGGTGGCGAAGGCGTCCTTGAGGGCCTCAAAGGCCCTCTTCTCGGCATCGCTGCGGGGGTCACCACCTCCGGTGGTCGTGGTGGCTTCGCCACCCCCGGTGGTCGTGGTGGCTTCGCCACCCCCGTCGCCACCCCCGTCGCCACCGGTGGCTCCGCCACCCTCGCCAACCCCACCGCCTTCGGCGGGCTTGCCCTTGATGACGGTCGGACGCTTGCCGGTCTTCCAGACAGCGTCAACGCCAGCCTCGACGCAAGCATCGAGGTACGCCTTGGCACCACGGGCATCGGGACCAGCGATGGTCCCCTCACGGTTCCGGGCTACGACAGCGGCGAGGTCGTAACCCTCTTCGAGGGCCAGTTTACGTTCGGCCTTCCGGGCCAGGTTGTTGATCTGCGTAGCAGGACGACGATCCCGGAAGTGTTGGTCCGTGCAATCGTCCACCCTGTGGCCATGAATCGGCGGGTGCTGCTGTTCCAGATCGAGAAAGGCGGCGAGGGGCTTGTTCAGGGGCTTTGTCTTGCGGGTCATAGTGTTCTCCATTTCTGGCCCTAAAGGGCCATGTTGTCCGAAAGGTTGTCGTAGATGGCTTTGCCATTCTCGCTGAGACTGTCGTATCCACGGTGGCAGGCACCAGGGGTGTAGTACCCGCTGATCTTGCACATTTTGGCGTACAGATCAGAGCGTTGTCCATCATGGTGATCGACAGCGTGCCAATAGTGCGCCTCGACTACGTCGAATCGGTCAAAGTACATGTTGTTCTCCGTTTCTGGCCCAAAGGGCCGCAGTCACTACCCCCCGAAGGGGGCAGGGTTGCGGTCGTTCAGCCTACCCGTGGAACGGGTTGTTGATCGTAGTCGTGGGGGTCTTCGACCCATTCGACCGATCCATCGGCGTACCGGAGCAGGCCGCCGCAGTCTTCGACCACGATGCGAAGGGGAAGCCAGCCATCGTCCGTCAGTCTTTCGACTGTCGAGAGCAGGGGGTGGTTACCCTCGTCACCTTCCCAACGGCTGCCGCCGTTGTCGTGATCGGAGATACGGGTGATCGAGCCAAGGTACTTGGCAATGCTTCGGATGCCGGACCGGACGGTCCAGTCCCCGTTGGGGCCATCTGCACGTCGCTTGTAGCGGATCGTAGATCCGGTGATGATTTTCACGTCGTGGTCCATGTCGTTCTCCTTCTGGCCCTAAAGGGCCGTGGCGTTCCAATGCTCAGCGATCTCGGAGAGATCGGCCTCGTCCCACCGAATCACGTCGGGGGTGTATCCGTCAGGCCACACGGCGACGAGGAACTCGTCCACGGTGCAGGCCGTCCACTCCATGTTTGCCATGACCAGATGGCGAAGCCATTGGCCACGCAGCCGGTCGTCGATGTTGATCCAACGGATCACGTTCTCAGCAGGCGTCATGCCGTTCTCCGTTCTGGCCCTAAAAGGCCGACAGGGGGTGCTTTTCGTTGTACGGGTCTGGCGTGCATCCCACGATCCCGCAGCATTCAAGCGAGCATTCGAGGTCGTGCAGGATGCCCCACAGGGCCGGGATCACGTCCGTCTCAGCGTTGACCATGTTGGACCGATCGCCGTCACCGTAGGTGCTGGCCATCTTGCGTTGCAGGCTGCCGATCAAAGATCGGACATCGACTGCGGTCTTGGCCGTCGCGGAACGCATGGCGTTGCGTTGCTCGTGAATCTTCATGTGTTCTCCATTTCTGGCCCAGAGGGCCGTTCAAGCGTTCTTCGGCTCGTGTTCGCTGGTGATGGGGCATCCGCCGTCCCACATGTGGCGGTCGAGTGCATCGGAGTAGATTGCAGGGCAATCTTCGCGGTGGCACTTGGGACAGGTGTCCGGGATTGCGGGGACGATGGGGTCGCCATGCTCGTCGAGTTGCAGTGCGTAGGTGGTCATGTGTTCTCCGTTTCTGGCCCAGAGGGCCCTTCATGTGGCCCCCCGTAGGGGGCTCGTGAAAGGTCGTCTGTGCATCGCAGGGCCTACAAGGCTGGGACGCTACTCCCTGTCCGCTCCTGCTGTACGCCAATCTTCTGCCCCCTGCGGGGAACCGTGCCTTGAGAGGCGATCCTCTCGCTCCACGGTGCGGCGTACAACGTCTGTTCCCGGTTTCCTGCACGGTCCATCCCACACATCGTGGGGCCTATGCTCGCCCTTCTTCTCGGGCTTCGTGGCTCGGCATTGCCACAGGGTCGCGGTACTTCAGGCGGTCAAGCGATGGCCAAGCCGCTGTCAGCTCGACTGGTGACACGATACCAGGACCATCGGCAGCGTCAACCCAAAACATGAAAGATTGTCGGAAACCGTCAGAGCCTCCCGTAGGGGATAAAGTATGGGCCGGTGGCCTCCCCGTAGGGGAGAGTCTGGTTTGAAATTTAAATGGTTTTAGGGGGCTCACGCGTGGATGAGGCACACAGACGCAGGCATGTGAGGATCACGGTGCTGAGCGAATACTTCCGAATGCTGGAGGATGGGGAGATCCCCACGCAGGCGGACGTGGCGCGCCGGGCAGGAGTGAGCGATCACGCCGTGGGCCGCGTGTTGCGGTGGGCGGAATCACGGGGGCTGCCGGTGCTGGCGGACAGCAGGCGCGGCAGGCATGCCGACGCAGACCCAGAGACCGTGCGGGACATGCTTGTGAGCCTGCGCAGCAAGGCCGAAGGCCCGTCCGAGTAGGGGCGTGGGCATGTACCGTCTCCCGCCCGTAGATGATCGCAGTCATCGCCTGATTGTCGCGGTCGTGAAACGCGCGGGACAACGTGCGGATGACCTCGTGCAGGAGGCATGGGTGGCGCACTTGGCAGGCGACGATCCCGTGAGGCGGGTCTGGCGCAAAGACCGGTCGGAACGTCGAAGGATGACCAAAGAACGACTGAGGGGGGACATGGACATGTCCCAGCATCGCATCCGGGAGCAATGGTGAGGACATGGTCAAAGACCAGCAGCAGATCGTGAGACTGTCAGGGAAAGACTGGGTAGGGCTGCTAGCCCTCGCTGTAGGTCTCCTGGGGGCGATTACCACGCAATACCTGCGCCATGACCGACTGTTGACGCAAGTCCTTGTGCGACAGGAGGCTATGGCCGAAAGATTGGGGCAGGTGGAGCGGGCCGTGGAGCGGCTGGAGGCGGGCGAGATGGGCCGGGCCCGTGCGGCTGCACCCCCCACCCCCATCGACCCCGGGGTAGCCCCCCCTTTGAGCCTCTCCAATCCATTGCATCACAAAGATGCCCCGCACCAAAATTCACATGGCTAAGAAACGCAACTACAAGCGGGAGTACGCGACCTACCACGGTACTCGGACCCAGAAGGACAACCGCAACAAGCGCAATAAGGCTAGGCGTGCCTTGGGTTTAACGAAGGGTGACGGCAAGCACGCCGACCACAAGAGGCTGCTATCCAAGGGCGGCGGCAATGGCAAGTCGAATCTTCGGAAGGTGACGGCGAAGAAGAACTTGTCACGCAAGAGGAAGTGACGGGACTCCTATTGGGGCCCCCTATTGGAACCTTCTATGGGAATTGCCAGATACATATTTACCCTCCCCCTCGCTGTCTCGGGCTGCGCGGCGACCCGCCCAATCCCTCCTTCGGGTATGCCCGGCACCGAGACGGCGGGAGGGTTAGCGGATACGGCATCTAGTGTGGGTTTGGTGTGGCCTGTAGCGATGGGTGCTGCGGTAGCGATCCTGGCTGGCATAGCGACGTGGTTTTTCGGGTCACGTCTAGCGGGCGTGTGCCTGATGTTTTTGGGTGCGTTGTTGGCTACGGCCAATGCGTGGGCGTTGGAGGTTTTGGAGCATCTCGTGGTTCCCTCGGCATGGTTGCTGGGGGCTGCGGGGCTGATGGGTGTGGCGTACTTGGGCGGAATTCTTTGGAGTCGATGGTCTCTGAAGCGTCGGATGGCCGCTCGCGGGGCATATATTGAGGCTCACGTAGACGGGGGCGACCTTACGCCGAAGTCTGTTCGCAAAGTTTTGACCCACCTGACAGATCGAAAGTTTGATCCTGAGAAAAGGGTTTCTGAATGATTGGCATGACGGCTCTGGTATTGGCCTTGGTTGCGGCATTCGCAAGTGGTGCGTGTATGCAGGCTACGGGCTTCTTTGGCTGGTTGAACAAGAAGATGCCCTGGGGAGGTAAGTAATGGCAATTCTTCATACATATAGCACTGACCACCTGCGGGATGGTGTTCTTTGTACGGCTAAGTTTGTAATTGAACCTATGAACAGCAGTGCTGTAACGCTTACGACCAGCGAAACATTTGTGGGTCAGATTGTCCAGATCGGCTGCTCCTTCAGCGGCTCTACTGACAACACTTTTCTGTTGACTTTGACAGATGCTACTAATGGGATGCAGTTGTTTACTGATGCGACCATGACTGGTGATGTCACCCCTGACAACGTAAACGCTGGTGGCGGTGCCTACATTCGCGGAACCCTAAAGGTTGATGCCAATAACCTTGGGACCGACACGGCAACAGTGACAATTTATTACATCAAGATGTGACATGGCAGTAACAGTAACCAACGCGAAACGTGACGGCGACCTGTGTGTTGCGACCTTTTCCATCACCTCTGGTGGAGGGAATGCCACAACTGCGGAAGATGTTGTTGGTCACATCAAACAAATTGGTGTTACGAACACTGCTGGGGTGTCAAATTCGTTCACGTTCGTTCTTGAAGACACTGCCAGTGGGATGCAGTTGTTTTCTGGAACGGCGGACAGTGATGATATTGCGACAAGTGGCGTGAACAATGGCGCTGGGGCCTACTGTCGCGGTCCGCTTAAGTTTAGTTTTCCGGGAACTACTCCGACGATTGCTAGGGCCATTGAAGTTTTTTATGAAAAGTTGTGAGGTGAGTTATGCCTAGAGGTGGTGGTGTAAGTATTTCGGCAAAGCAGCGAGCAGGCAGGGTGCGGGATCGCGCAGCCCGCTTGGCTAAAAGGGCGGGCCGCAAGCGTGGGGCCGGTGGCAAGGGCAAACCTGTGGCCAAGATGACGAAGAAGAAGAAGAAGTATTGAGCATGGGCAACATTCCCGATGACTACAACCTGAGCATCCGGCAGCGGAAGTTCCTAGAAGCGCTCACGATGGTCGGCACCATCTCGGGCGCTGCACGGGCCTCTGGCACCACTGACCGCCAGCATTACCGCTGGATCAAGGACAGTGAGGACTACCAGCAGGCGTTCCGTGAGGCCCGTGTACGGGCTGCTGATGAGATCCTTGAGACATGCCGAGAAGTAGGTATTCGTGACCAGAACGTGTCCATGCTGATACACCTGTCGCGTGGGTACTTCCCTGAGATGTTCGGTACAAACCGGCATGAGTTCTCAGGCCCCTCTGGTGGTCCGATTGAAATGACGAATAAGAAAACCACTGACCAACTTCTGGAGCGGCTTCGTGATCTCCAACAACGATTCACCACAACTGCATCCCTTGGAGACACCCCCATTTGTGAATTGCCCGATAACGGGGTGGCCGATTCCGAAGGATCAGAGGGCGAACAACGAATCGAGGCAATGGATACTTGAAACGACCGAAGTCAAAGATGAAGAACGAAACAAGATCAGGGAGACCTGCTCGGCCTCTCCCATTTTCTGGCTCAATTTCTTCGGCTGGACCTACAACGTCAAGTCCGTGGACGAGACAGGGCGAGAAATTCCAGCCGAGCAACAGCACGTGCCATTCATTACGTGGCCCGTACAGGACTCGGCAATCACGACCTTGATGTCGTGTGTAGACAACGGCAACGACGCGATCATTGACAAGTCAAGAGATATGGGGGCAAGTTGGCTGTGTGTAGCCCTTGCAACGTGGTACTGGCTGTTTAGGCCGGATTCCCAGATTCTTCTGGTTAGCCGCGTGGAAGATTTGGTTGACCGCAGGGGTGACCCCGATTCACTCATGTGGAAGATTGACTACATGATTTCCAACGTGCCCGATTGGATGATTCCGGCCAAGCGGGATGAGTTTCAGGTCGGCGGCAGATACCGTCGCCACCTCCAACTGGTTAACCCGCTTACAGGGTCAACGATCTCCGGTCAGGCCACCACCGCTCACGTCGGTCGTGGTGGTCGTAGGACGTTCATCCTGTTTGATGAGATGGCGGCAATGGAACACTGCACCGATGCCTGGAGATCGGCAGCGGACACCACGTCGTGCAGAATCGGGAACTCCACCCCGCTAGGCCCTGGCACGGAGTTCACGCGACAAAGAAACTTGGGCCTTATGCACGATTACCCAGAGGTAATCACGCTGGGTTACTGGGACCACCCGCAAAAGGGTCTAGGTCGAGAATGGAGAGTAGACGAAGACGGAGAAATGACGAGCATCACGGGCCGGGGGTACTGGTGGACTCCGTGGTTCTCGGAGCAGGTTAAAAGACGTTCTGATCCAGCCGATGTGGGCCAGAACATCTTGATTGACCACACCACCTCTGGCGACCTGTTCTTTAATTCTTCGGTTGTTACCCAGCACCTGAACACGTACAGCCAGACTCCGGTTCGCATGGAAATCGTAGATGGGCTTTTCAAAGAAACACAAGGCGGAAGGTGGTTTGTGTGGTCGGACTTGACCAATGGCTTGCCGTCACAGTCGTGCAACTATGCGATGTTTGCGGACATTTCGTCAGGGAAGGGCAGCAGCAACTCCGCGATAGCGGTTATCGAGAGAGACTCTGGAAAGATTGTGGCGGAGTTTGTAGACCCCCACACTGGTCCACACGAACTAGCCCGAGAGGCGTGTATGGCCGGAAGCACGGCTTTCAGGGGTGGGACCGAAGGAGCGTTCCTTGGCTGGGAGTCAAACGGTCCGGGTGAAGCGTGGTACGAGGATATCAGGGCAGAAAACTACACCAACGTGTACTTCCGTCGGCAACTGGGTAAGCGAAGCGACAGAAAGACGCGGGATTACGGATGGCGTTCGGACAGGAAAGGGAAACGTGTATTGCTGTCGGGGTTGAGCAGGGCTCTCATACGCGGGGAAGTAAAGATTCCCTCTAAGCAGGGGCTCGCGGAAATGTTGGAGTACGTGTACTTCTCCGACGGAAGCATTGGACCCGGCCACATGCAAGACGAAACGACAGGTGCGCGCGAGTCGCACGGAGACAGGGTGATTGCCTATGCGGGTGTGGTTTATATGCGACAAGAAGCGCCCAGATTCCTTGAGGAAAGCGCTGGTTATGCGTCGGGATCAATGGGCGATGTTCTCAAGCACGCCGAGGTCATGGAGGGCTGACATGTTTGGGGAAGCCCCAGAAAGAGATTGGATGTTCTTTGAAAAAGAAGACGATCACGATTACCTCATTACCTCTGGTGATGTTGATGAAGAAAGCAATGTTCCGGGGATGCTGGAACTAGCACTGGAATACTTCCAGAAGGAAGATCCTGAATCGACAGCGATGGCTTATTTGCAATCCAGAGAGGCCGAAGAACCTTGGGCAGTAGTGTTGGCGGCAGATCCCGCGTCATTGCTGCGGTTGACAATGGAAGTCGTCCAGAGGCATTGCCCCCAGGTCTCAGTGGCGATGATGGATGTCGATGAAGATTACGAAGATTTTGATGTTGGTGATTTGCTGGAGGATGACTGATGCCTAACGTGGCTGGACAAAAATTCCCCTATACCGCCCAAGGAATGGCTGCCGCAGAAGAACAGCGGAATCTTCTTAACCGTGGCGCTATGGGTGCCCCGTTAAACATTCCCTTGGGGGGCAAGAGGACGGCTCCAAAGGCTTCTCAGGCTTACTCTGGCATGGGGTCTGGTGGGCCCATGTTTCCCGGTATGGGACTCGGTGGTCCCGGTATGGGTAGTCCTGGTGGCAATCGTAGTAGCAGTGGCGGTAGAGACTTCATACCTCTTCCCGGTAGTGATCCCCCGGTTCCACACCCTATTTTTGATCCCGGCTGGCAGCCTGCTCCCGGATGGCATCCGCCATTGTTGAATCCAAAGCCGCCTATTTATGTCAAGCCGTATCACTACGATCCATCCAACCCCTATCTGCCGGAAACACCACATATACCAAACCCACTTTATCCCATCGGCCCGTATGGCCCACGAAAGCCCCCGGCAGATTACGACGACTACTGGGGCCCCGGTAAACCAAACCCATTAATTATGCCAAGGTGATAAGTGCTTGATGTAACTCCAAAGAACCTGTACCTAGAGATCGAAGCGGCTGAAACGCTTCGTGACAGTTACCTTGAGTCTTTCGACGAGATCGTTGACAGGTTCACGGGTGAGGCGTATCAGGAGGGTCACGGGCTTTCGATTCCAGAGAATCACGTTTACGAATACCTAAGCCTTACAATCCCAAAACTGATTTACGACAACCCGCGTGTTCATGTGACCACTAGACGGCCTGTAACGCAACGTGGCGTGGCCGAGGCTATGGAGCATGGCATTAACCGTTGGATCAGGGACACTCGCGTAAGGGACGTGCTGGAGCGAGTGGCCTATGACATGCTCGTTTGCTACGGCGTAGTTCTTACTAGTGAGGCCCCACAGCCGGGGTACGCTCCGGGTGACACAAACGCGCCCCACTGGCCCATGTGTTACCGGATTCCGCCCAACCGATTCTTTATGGACCCAATCGCTGGTGATATTTCCGAAGCAAGATTCGCGGGCCACAAATGGATTCGGGACAAAGACGACCTTCTCAGTGATGCTGAAGACGATGAGACCTGGAACAAAGAGGTCATTAAGAATCTCTCGGAGAACACGGGGCTGGATGAAGTTGGGCGAAAGACTAAAGATTACCCAGACCGCCACGAAATCGTTGGTTATGAGGTGTGGGTTCCCGAAATTGGAATGCCGAACTTCGACGACGATGAGTCTGGATTTAACGGCACGATTTACACCATTGGGGTGTCGGCTCCAGATGAAAATGGAAAGAAGAAGAGTGACTTCATCAGGGAGCCGCGAAACTTCTATGGGCCAAAGTATGGGCCGTACAACGTCTTTGGTGTCTATACGGTTCCTGATCGTCCGTACCCCTTGTCGCCAATCGTGGCGACTCTCGGACAGATGGACGACCTGAACGCACACGTCCAGTCGGCAACATCGTCTGCCGCTCGGTACAAGCGGCTTGTCTTTGTCGATGCGCGTAATAAGAAACTAGTTCAAGACATCAAGAGTCAGCCGGATAACTTTGTGGTTCCAGTAGAGGGGCTTTCAGGGGACTCGATTGTTCCGGCAGAATTTGGCGGCATTACCCGTCAGCAAATTGACTACATCAACATGGCCCGTGACCGCCTTGATCGCAATAGCGGTATGCACGATGCTCAGCGTGGTGTGCTAACCGGAGACGCGACCGCTACAGAGGTGCAGGTTGCTGAGTCTGCTGGCAGTCTTCGGTTCGCTTACATTCGCCGTCGCTTTCATGAGTCGGTTAGGCGAACCATTGACAACGTGGGGTGGTACATGTACCACGACAACCGTGTTGTGTTCCCGCTTGGAATGGATGCGGCTAAAGCCTTGGGCATGGGTGAGCCATACTTTGTCGGGGGCATCCCCGAGCAGATCACCGGTGCCATGTACGCCGATGTCGAACTTGAAATTGACACATATTCGATGGAACGGGCTAACGAAGCGCTGCTTCAGCGAAGAGCGATGGAAGCCTATCAGATGATTATGCAATCCGCCCAGTTGATGGCTGGAACCCCGTACGTTGACTGGTCTGGCCTGCTGTCGAAACTTGGTGATGCTATGAACATTCCCGAACTTGGGGAACTCATTAGCGAAGAACAGTTGCAGGAAATGGTTCGGCAGGCACAGGAACAGCAGCGGGCGGAGCAGGGGCTGAAGCAAGCACAGGCTGATTCAGCGAGAGCGCAAGCACAAGGACAGAATGATGCCGGTTTATCTCTTCAAAACCGCCGAGGGGCTTGAGGTTGAGTCGTTTTTCACAGCCAATGAAGCCCCGAAGATTGGCGACACTGTGGAAATAAACGGAATGGAATGCACGAGAGTCCCGTCTTTTGTTTTGGATTCGGCGGGAATTAACAGGAAGACACACCAATACCCGTATGTAAGCAGGGCTTTGCCCCGAAACATGCCGGGTGTAGAAAATTATGACAAGCAGGGCAGACCGATCATTAAGAGCCAGCAGCACGAACGAAACGTCGCAGCGCAGCACGACATGATCAAGGAATGATTTATGAGCGAAGAAACCACTGAAATTCAGCAAGACGCTAACCCCATTGATGATTCGTCAGTGAACCCGATTTCCGAAGGTGTTACTGCAAGTAACGACTCGGATGACGACGCTGTGTTGGATCAAATCATGGGAAGCGGTGAGCCGGAGGCCAGTGTCGCAGAGGCCGAGGATGAAGGCACTCCCGTGCCCGAACCCGAGGTTGCGGCTAAAGCCGAGACCGAGTTGGACACCGAAACACGCGGTGAACCCGGCGAGGACTATCATCGTGCGATGGCCGCGCTACAACGTGACGGCACTCCGAGAGAAGTGCTGGACTACATGTACGACCAAGATCCTGACGGCTTCACAACGTGGGGACTCAAGCGCGAAAAGGTGCAACGAGATGGCGACCGATTTGGAGATGAACACTCCAAACTTAAAGAACGACTTGAATATTTCGAGTCGGGCGACGGTCAGCCGACAACCACCGATGAAAGCGAAGGGCAACCCCCACAGGAAGGCGTGTCAGAATCCGCCCCAACGTCTGTAGTTCACAAGACTTTCGAGAAGAGCATGGCAGACATTTCGGAAATCTTCGGTGAAGAAGCCGCAGGTGTCATCATGTCTCCTATTCAAGCCATGTCACAAGCCCTTGGGACCGCCATCCAGCAAATCCAAGCCTTGACGGGATACGCCGAGGCAAAGGAGATGGAGGTTGCCAGGGGGTCTTTGCGGGAGCGTTTCCCGCAATTAGACACCGAGGATGCGTATGGTCAGGTTGTCGAAAGAATGAGGACTCTGCATAAAAGCGGGGACTACAACGACATTCGTAGCCTAATGACCGACGCAGCACGGATTCTGTACGCAGACGCAGCCCCGCCGCGAGACGCCGCTTCTGAAAACAAGGCGAAGTCTCGGGGCCAGCCCACTATCGCAAGTAAGACCATGACCGGCAAGAAGTCCCTGACCCAAGAGGACAGGGAAGATGCCGCGCTTGATGCGATCTTTGACGGTGGTGGATTGGACGGGGCTAAGGACGCTTACACCGTGTAGTAACCCCATGAAAGGGAAAAGTTATGGCTGGCACAGCCCTAGCAAACTTTAATGATTTCATGGCCGCCACGGGCCCGCGATACCTCACCTCTGCCGAGGATGTTATCAATGAGGCTGTGAAGAACACCTACGTTCTTTCACGCTTCTTGCGGGGCCGGGGAACCGACAAGGTTATCCAAGGCGGCAAAACTATTAACGACGTGGTCCTCATGGACGAGTCGTCAACCTATGACCACTACCAGCCGAACGACACGTTCAGTTGGACGAATCCCCAGGTCGTGGACACCCTTGAGATTGACTGGAAGTTCTCCGTCGATCACATGAGTTGGACCGATCAGGAGATCGAACTGAACGTCGGTGAGGGTCTCTCACGCGATGCTCAGAAGGTGGTCTACAAGAAACTGAAGCGCATCAAGGAGATGCGGCTTTGGACTTCCATGCTCAACGGCATGGAGAACGACCTCTGGTTGGCCCCAGATGAGGCTGGCATGGAAACTAATACGGGCAAACTTCCGTATTCCATTCCGACCTTTATTCAGGAAAATGACGGAGCCTTGCCCCTTGGCTTCTCCGGCACTGACCTTCAGGGCCTTGGTGTTGCTGCTACTGGTAGCAATTACTACAACCAAGTCTCGACCTACGACGCGAATGACCCGGACGGGATCATCGGCGGAGGCACCGGCAGCAGCGATTCGCTGATTGCAGCCTTCGACGAGATGTTCCTGAAGGTTCAGTTCGTTCCGCCTGCGACCAAGCAGGAGTATTTCGAGAGCGACAACCTGAGTCGTCAGATGATTTTCGCCAGTCGTGCTGGTGTCAATCAGTACAAGCGTGCCCTGCGAGCCAGCAATGACTCGCTGATCTCGGCGCAAGACCCGGCGTACAACAACCCGCAGTACAGCGGTATCGACGTTATCTACGTTGGTTCCCTGGACACGGCGGCTATTTACAGTAACAACGATGGCACTGGCAGCCACACTGGATTCCATGCGGAAGACAGTGCAAGTGCTGCGTACACCGGCTCTCGGTACTTCTGGATCAATGCTAACTACATGACCCCGATCTACCACGCGCGTCGTTACTTCGAGAAGCACGCTCCGATGCGTCATCCCAACCAGCCATTCACGAGCGTTCAGCCCGTCGATTGCTGGTGGAACCTGTTCTGCAATTCGCGTAAGCGGCAGGGCATCGTCCGTCCGACCGCCTGATAGGCCGGGCATTTCTTTTAACACTCTTTGACTGAGGAGAAATACGATGTCATTTGGAGTACCTATTGGAGCGCCTTATGGCCTCCAGATTCCAGAGCATGATATTAGGGTGACAAATCGCACTGGCGTTGCGCTTGTTACCGGCAATATCGCTGCCTTGGATGTAATTTTGGCTACCGCAGCCGACAACAACAATGTTGGCAGTAAAACATCAGGGCTTGCAAGCCTTGATACGCCGGTGGAAGGTTCAATGATTGGAACCAACATCAATGTCGTTCTTCTTGAAGACATTGCTGACGGTGCAGAAGGTATGGTTCGAGTTTATGGCCGTGTCAAGGTCATGGGCGGAGGAACCGTTGATGTAAGCGGCACTTCTGGTGAGAACGTGTGTCTCACTGTTGGCGCTGATTACAAAATTCATGGTGTTGCTGCTGACAAACAAGGCATGTACGCGATTGGTCTTGAAGACCTCGCTGATGACACCCTTTCTGAAGTTCTTTGGAACGGGTTTGGTTGGGGCAATCACGCAACGTGATCCTAATGATTCGCGTCACCTGTCCCCCTCTGGGGGGCAGGTGGCATTCTCTAGCGTAGCGAGTGGGTCTACGCGAACTTTACCTACAGGCAGGAGAAAACAAAATGCCTAGTCCATTTCAGACTCGAAACATTGCCCATCTAACGGCAAATTACACAACGGTCAAAGCAGTTACAGCCAGTGTAGCCTTGACTTCAGCGGACACTGGTCAACTTATTGCACTCGATACAAGTGGTGGGGCCGTCACGCTTACGCTGCCAGCAGCAGAGGCAGGTCTTCGATACACAATGCAGGTTTGGAAGACTGCCGCTGATTGCGATCTCATCATTCTTGCCCCGGCAGCAGCCAACTTTATTAAAGGCGGGGTGCTTTGGATGCATCATGGCGCGGCAGATGAAACAGTATCATTTGTGGCTTCTAACGGCACAAGCAATATTAAAGCGACCTTTGATGACCCGGAAGTTGGCACGCGGGTTGAAGTCATTTGCGACGGCACAAACTGGCACATGTCAGGCTACGTCATGGATGAAACTATCCCGGCGTTTGCTGACTCTTGATAACCCTTAGCCTGCGGCGGGTGCTGGCTGCGGCCAGCATCCGCCCGGAGATAAAAACATGGCTCAGAATGTGAGCATTACACAGCATTTCACGTACACCGTTAATGGTGTCGTGTACACAGGTGGGTCTACAACGACCCCCGTGACGTTGTCGGTTGGGGGCAAGGAAGTATTTGACCGAACCTACGTCATTGGTTCTGGAACTTCCAACGTTCAAGAAATCCTTTCTTGCGGCAGCGATGCAACCGACAATATCACCAACTTTGACTACCTGTTCATTACGTCTGACAAGGATGCGTTTGTCCAGTTGCTTTGTGACGAAAGTGGCGCGTGGGACGATGGGACACCGGGACACCAGAACGCCTTTGTTCTTAAGTTGACGGCGAACATTCCACTGATTCTTTCCAGTGATTACGCACGAAACCTGGATGACTTGAGCGGAACATTCAACGAGGCGAACTACGACTCGGAAATTGACACCTGGGAACTCGACTGGGCCGTCGGGGTAATCGACCGGGTTGAATACTATCACGCAGCAGGTGGTGATGCGGTCGTCCGTGTGGTGGCGTTTACCTGATGCTTACCTTGACGAACCTAAAGTCTCAGGTGTCGCACGCTCTTGGCGGCTCTCCATCCACGGAGATAACGTCTGCCGACATAGTCAATCAGGCTGGTCGGCATATGTTCACGTTTTCGTGGAAGTTTCGGGTTCGGCCTTCAACGCCTGTCACTACCACAGCCTCTACGTCGTACGCCAATCTTCCAACGGACGTTGGCGAAATCATTACGGCCAGGATGCGTGATGGCTTGAACGACAGCATCGAACTGACTTCATACGACAAACTTCTGTTGATTCGCAACGGAAGCCTGTCAACCGGACGGCAGTTTCATGCCGCCGTGTCCTACTACAACGCTACTGGCGATGATTCGCCAACCGCCGCCCTTACGCCCCGGCTGGAACTTGCTCCGACCCCTACGGCGGTAGACACCATCGACATCATCTACCGGGCCAAGTGGTCGGAACTTTCTGACGACGACGACATCGCTGCTGTCCCAGACTTTGCCGAGTCCTTGCTCATTCTTTATGTGCGGGCGTTCGCGCAGGGGTACGAAGAGGAGAATTTCATCCAGCGTGTCATGGAGGTCGATTCTTCTCCCATGTTTCACCGCACGGCTATTCAGGATGGAATGATCCAGCCTGAGTACGGCCCTATTGACGGGGGCCACATATCCGGCGCTCGTTCAGGTGGCCGGTTGCCGTTTGACACAATCGCCAATCCGCAAGACTACTCTGTTCCATGATCCCCAGGTTTAAAAATTACGTCACCCACAAATCTTTGGTTCAACCTAAGACTATCGCAGACGCGGGTGGCAACGCTTACGTGACACAGACGGCTCTGTCTTCGGAGGCCAATGTCACTAAGCGCGCCGTGCGAAAGCGGCAGTTTTATCAAGCGCTTGTGCATAGTCACAACACGACGACACAGTCGTACATCATTACCTTGGAACTTGTTTCCGGGACTGATCGGTACGTCATGGACCGCGTTACATTGGCTGCGGGCGAAACCCACGTGTGGAATGAGTTGGATTACGGGGTCGATTTGCTACCAACAGAGTACATGAGGCTTTCGTGGATTGTTTCGTCGGCCCACACTGACGACAAGATCACACTAATTATCCGAACACGGGATTTGACCTAATGGCCGAGTCGAAGAAGCAGGACATTTCAGTACCCTTCCCGGTTAGGGGTATTCAAGAAGTTGGATCACACTCTTCGCAGCCGCCGCAAAGCACGGCGGACGCAAAGAATGTGGTCCCGTTTGATGCGCCAGAGGATCGAATGCGAGGGGGGCGCAGACGGGCTGTGACTGCTGTGAGTGGTGGCAGTATCGGTGGTAAAGTCCAGTTGTTGGACGATATGAAGGTTCCCAAGTCTGACTATCAAGGTTTCGCTGGGGGGACAATTCCATACAGCGGACAGTCTGATGGGGTCAGCCAGGGTATTACGTCTAATCTTTCAAATATCGTCATCGACCCAAACCAAGATGGGAACACAGTTGATTCGATGGATGGGCAGGGGGCTCTCGCGTATCAGGGCCCCGGAAATGGCAATACTGTCCTGCCGGTAGATATGTATGAGTCTTCGGTGATTTGGCCTACGCCGGATGCGTTTCACGAATACAGCAACGCCAGCGGGGCGCCGGACGTCGCCGACGCGCCTCTTGCGGGATACCAGATAACGCAAGAGGACTTAGATGCCGCTGCCGCAGACATACACCGTGACGGAACGGATAGGTCAACGCTTCCGCTTATTACTGACGGCGGAACCATTGCTATCGACGGCCACGAGGGCCTGTGGCGCTCCAAGACCGTGGACGATTTGACCGGCGTAATTTACCCCAGGCCGCCGTATGACACTGATGGGTCTACGCGAAACCCCGGCGCTTCTACTAAACCGTCGGAGCAGCCAAACTCAGACAGTCAACCGTTTTTTTACGGGGGGTCGAGAAATGCAAACAGGAATGTGGGTGCCAACTACATGGCTGGCAAGCACGTGTCCACGGTGTTGTTCCCGGCGTCTGATTCCACAGACGTTCCGTACAACAGCATAGAAGACTCATCGGGATCATGGTGTATGCAGGGTTCGATTAAAACACCCGCTGCAACGCCTTCGATGGTTTATTATGGGGGGAACAACGATACTGGCTGGAGCGGTGTGAAACTTGAAGAAGGCAACCCTAAACTCGGACTAAAGTTGGTCCTGGACACCAGTGTTGCTCTGCCTAATGCGTCGGTCCCTTCTGGTTACACCGTATGGTCCTACGCCGGTTATTGGCGGGTGCAAACTCCAAGCGGTTCTCAATTTAATGTTTATCCCCCGTCACGAGAAGTTGCGTGTGTTCGGGGAAGGTTTACTGGAATTTATGCCACCGCAGAAAACCATTCTGCCCGGTCGGTCGCGGAGCGGTTTTACGGATTCGTGTTCCGGGTAAAAGCGTCGGTAGACACCGATAATAACACCATAGACATTAGCGCCGATTCGGACGAAGATCGGTATTTGTTTGTTGGATTCCATGACCCTCCAAAATCCAGTACCAGCAGCCTGTTGTCGCACAAGACCCCCCGGCTTATTATCGGCAAAGGTGTGACCAAGGTCAAAGAAGGTGACACGGTTAACGGTGTTGCAAGCCCGCTTCTTGATGACGGCTTCGCTGGTGACGCGGGGTTGGATTCGATCTACGAGGCTTCTGGCTCTGGGGAAAATGAAAATATGCCGGAACTGGGTCACGGCGAGTGGCACGACTTGCAGGTGCGTGTTCACGAAAACACCCTGACCGTGTACTTGGACGGAATTGGTCCGATTAAGTTCACCCAAAATGGTGACGACACAGTCAGCAAGATCGACCTTGTTGACTACCTCGGCGCTAACACAGATGGTGGGACATATTCACTATCACGCGCCCGCAGTGGACTCGCGTACTTTAGCACCAGAATGCAAGAGCCCATAAGAAGTTTTCAGCCCAGTGGTAAGTTTTATGGGGCCACGGCTCTTACCGGCACAGTTAGTTACGGCGAAGGATGGCACGCTTTTGACACTGACAGTCAAACCTCAGAATGGTACGGCAATAAAAACCTTAATGGGTTTAACGGCTCTGGGGAGTATATGTCAAACAAACTCAGTGTTCCTTTGTCGGCTTCCTATGCATTCTCTGGGGGTAGTCTTACTTGCAACGGAAACCTTTCGTATCTTCTGTACCGCGATCCCGACTACGACAATAAGTACATTGAACCCCCTGGGGGTAGTTGGGATAGTAACCAAGCCAAAAACGACCCGTTGCCCAACCCCATTTCGCGCACACCCGAAGAAATGGCTGACCGTGGCCATTACAATCATAACTGGGGGGGATTGTGGGCACTTCAGGACGAGGCATTCAGTGCAGCAACGAACCACGGGTATCTCGTAGATGTCGCTGGGTACGGCGGTGACTGGGTGAGGGAATGGGCCCCCGCGTATTTCCACAACGTGAGATGGCGATCTTTTACTGAACAGGGCTCTGCTGGATCTAACAAACTGGCAATCGCCGTGGCTGGCGGAAAGATCGTTGTGTCGGGGGATGACGGCGCATCGTTTTCTGGACTAGATGACGGCACTGAAGGAAGCGGAACCTTCCCTGCCAATGTTCAACGGGTCGGTGGGACAGTAATGTTCGACCGATATTACTTGGCAGACGGCAGTAAGTATCTGGTAATTGACACCCCTCTTCGCAAGATCCTAAACTGGTCTGACATGACCTTGGAAGATGGCGTGTATCACATTCCTGGTGGCGCAAACTCTGCGGATACCCCCAAGTGCCGTCTCATATGCTCATGGCTTGGTCGGATTGCGATGGCGGGCAAGGCTGATGAGCCGAACAACTGGTTCTTGTCTGAGGTGTCCGAAACCGAAGCCTACGAAAACAATCAGGGGCCAAACAACTGGAACTTCGACGGCACGGATATTGACGGAGGCTTGCAGCCTATTGCGGGCAACTCGTCAAACATGCCTGAACTTGGTGACCCGATCACATCCCTGTTCCCGTACCACGAAACAAACCTAGTTTTCGGGTGTACTAATTCCATTTATGTCCTTACGGGTGATCCTGGTCCCTCAGACACAACTGCAACCATCCAAACGGTTAGCCGAGATATTGGCATTGTGTCGCCTGATGCGTGGTGCCACGGTCCAAACAGGTCTTTGTACTTCTTTGGCCAAAATGGCTTGTACCAGATGGCCCCCAATGAGTTCAATGTCGATCAAAGCAACCGAATCTCAGCAGGTCGCCTGGACAAAACCTTTGCGTCTATTGATGCGTCCCTGTACCACGTGTCCCTGTGCTATGACTATCACACCTACGGCGTCCACGTTTTCTTGCACGCCCGCGATCAGCCGCAGTCGTTGACAGGCACGCATTACTACTACGACGAGCGAAGCGACAGCCTTTGGCCTATGGAGTACCCCTCGGACATCGGGCCGTCTTACGCAATTGCGTATAACAACCTCGACCCAGACCGAAGGCGTATTCTTCTGGGCGGCTACGATGGGGTTATTCGTCATTTCAACAGCATGGCTACTGCGGACAATCACGTAACTCCCATTGACAGTTACGTCTGGATTGGGCCAATCTTCCTTGATGACGTTACCGAAACCAAACTAATGCGAATCGCGTCAGTTCTTGATAAGACCCCAGTCGCCCAAACTGATGCGGTCACGTATGAAATCTACGTGGGCGACACCGTCGAAGAGGCCAAAGCAAGTTCCCCTGTTATTACAGGCACGTGGAACTCTGGGCGAAATCCGTGGCGATACACCAGGGCGCGGGGCCAAAGCATATTTGTGAAACTTTCCAGCAACGTCGCCGCCGTGCCGTGGGCAATCGAAACCATCACCGCAACTATTGCGGTAGCGGGCCGCGCTAGGGACAGGAGTTAGTAATGGGCTTTATGGAATACATGTTTGGTGGAACTGAAAGTACCGCCAACCCTATGCGGCACTGGGCTCACATGGGCCCCCAGTCTGTAACCAGTTATTACGACCAAGCCATCGCTGATGCTCGAACCCAGTATGACCAATACTGGTCTGTGTGGAATCAGCAAATGGCAGCGGTAGAACGAATGTTTGCGGGTTCTGACATTGCTTACGCCAGCATGTATGAATCGTCCCTTGCTGACATTGACGGCCAAATGGCACAGGCTAACAAGCAGTTTGATAGGCAGATTGCAGACATCCGAAAGCAGGAGCGTCAGGGGCAGGGGGCATTGACCCGAAAGGCTCACGCGAGCGGTCTTGTTGGCACAACGGCCCAGCGTGACTGGAAGGCGGGCTTGGAAGATCGTGCCAACGAAGCGGTTTCTGAGGTCGAAGATCGTCGATCAGAGGCGGAGGAAAGGGCGCAAAGGGCAAGGCTGTCCGCTGAATCCCAACTTGCTGCGGGCTTGGCTGACACCAACCGAATGGCTGGTTCAAAACTTATTGATGTTCTCAGCATGGCTCCCATCGGCCCTTATCCCGGAATTGAATTGGGGTTTGAAAAGATGCAGCAACTGTATGGAACCCCCTGGGAAAGTTACGCGGCTGACATTAAGAAGGATCTTGGCGGGGGTCTGTTTGGTGACGTAATTATGCCTGCTGCAATCGGCGGACTCACAAGTGGTTTAACTGGTGGCCTTAGTAGCCTTATCTCTGGCGGGTTTGGCAACCTGTTTGGCGGCGGCGGCGGCGGGACCACGAACCTTGGCGGTGGTGCAATAGAAGGCCAGTGGGGTGGAATCCCATATCAGTCGGGCATGGGTCCGTCGGGATACAACACTGGCGGCTGGGGCAGTTACGGCCAATATGCGGGCCCACCCGCACCGTCTTGAGTTTAAGGAAATATTCATGGCTTACGGACACGCTCCATTAAACATTGCTGGGTCTTATACCGGCGGGCGAAAGGCTACGCGGACCAATGAGTCAGCGACCAATCTTGTGTGGCAGTTGCAGAAAGAAGCAACAAGGCAAGGCGAGGTTGAGCGGGCTCGGACCACCAAAATCAACATGGAAATTCTTGGCGACAGTGTCAAGAAACTTTCTGAGAACATCGCGTACCTGACGGGCGGGTACAAACTCGACCAAGCGGTGCAGATGAAACAACTTGATGTAGCCGCTTTGGTGCAAGAACGTCTTGCTGATGAGGCGATGGCTGCTGGTCCTCTGGTGGGCTTTGATCCTGGTCCAGACCCAGATCAGGCGATGGCCGAGGTAGAGGAAAGGTCGGGCCAGAGCGGCGGTGGGGGGCAGCAGAGTCCGTTTCCTGCAACCGAGGGTTCGGTTCCTGATGATACAGGGGAGGTTGTTACCCCTAGTGGTCCCCCTGTAACTGGTCAAGATGTCATCTTAGATAAAGACATGCCGGGGCCACAGCAGCCTCCTGTAAGTGGTGAACAGGATGTCAGGTCAGACTACAAGCCCGAAACCGGCGGCACCTACGCGACTCCCCCTAAAAAAGGTCGAGCGGCTGGAGACAATGTGGCTGCTGTTCGGGATCGTGGTGCTGCTGCCAGTGGGGGCAGGCCGCCCCGTCCATCTCGCCCACGCCGCGCCCCTCACACCAACGTGGGCACAACTGAAATCTTTGTAAATCCCACGACAGGTGGAATGTTTGCTCGCACGGCTCGGGGGCTGGCTGTCCCCATTAGCGAGGGGACATTTAGAAACCTTCTGCAACTGCAAGAGGCTAATTCTGAAAGGCATTTGTTTAATCACACGGCGGCCTACGAAGATTCGTTGGCCCGGTGGTATGACTCTTTGACAAACGAGCAAACGGCGGCAAATTCCGCGTTGTCTACTGCCCTTATTGATTCTTACGTTAACGCTGGGTATCTAACAGAAGATGAAGCCGCTGCCCTTCGTCGGGCTGCCAGTGCTGGGTCTGAGCCTGAAGAAGTTTTGGCAATTATTAATGCCCATCAAAAGGCGAAACGATCTGGCAACCTAGATTCGTCGGGCATGTCGGACCTGATGTTGGCGTCTTACAAGTCGTTTGCGTATCAAAATAAAGCGCAGGCTTCAAGTCGCAGAGAACAAATAGAAGCATTGTCGAGCAAAATCGACGGTTTGCGAACAGCGAACTCAGCGATATTGAAAGAGGGCTCCAAACAAGAACTTCTGCCTGATGAACTTGCCGCATTCAATGAAAACGAAGAAAGAATAAGGTCGGGCGAACTAAGGGCGGAAAGGCTTAGGATGGAAGCCTCCATTCATGACGCCCTTTCTAATATTCAACACCGTGCTGCAATTCACCCTGGTCTTATGATCCCGCAGTCTCGAACGGATATGGCAGATTTGGCTTTGTTAAACGCCGGAATCCCGGGGCGAAACGCATCTGAACGGCGGTCGAATGTCAGGAACAAGGATTATCTCAGCACAGACGACATCGAAAACATTAATCAAGAATGGGCATTGCTGCATCGGCAATATGGATTTAATCCGCCTGACCAATATTCATGGTCAATTCTTCACGATGAACTTGCGGTGGCCGGTGCCGATCTGGGCCTTCTTGCAGAAGCGTACCGCTCCCGACTTTCGGTAGAAGAAGAAATCAAACGGGCCCAGGAAAAGGCGGTTGCAGCGGGTGAACAGCCTGTGCCGCCTGTGGAACAAGGTAGGGGTAGTGCGCCAGCAAATACGGGCGAAACAACTCAGGCGACGAGAAACTGGCAAGAACATGTAAGCGGCGCATTTGACATTTTGGGCTTTAAGGTAGAACAAAAGTTGTTGGAAGAGGCCGCCGATCACCTCGGTCCAATGCTTGTTTCATCCCCAGAAGACGACCGGATGCTCGCACTTAAACTGCTAGATCCATCCCTTGATTACAACGAAGCGTTTGCTATGGCTAAAGCGCATCTAGGGGCAAAGGGCGAGTCTTACCAGTCGCTTATTATTACTAGCGCTCTGACGTTAAAGGACACTTACCTTAGTGGCGGCATAATGGACCACAGATACACCAAATCGGGCCATCTTATTCCGCAGCCGTGGATGGGGCACGATGCGTTCCAGGTTGCTGCACGTGAGGATGAGTACGTAAGAAGTCAAAGGTTGTCTCGTTTGGACAGGCAGGCGGAAGCCGATCGACGCAAATCGGGAGCGACGACAGGCCCTAGTGCCCCCTTTGAGTGATTTGCCGTAATTAGGTTTAGATAATGACCGGACTTCCACAGACATTTCAACCCCCACTCTTTCCGCTTGATGACGACTTTCGGTTGCCTGATGGCCGCCTTAAGTACGATTCTAAAACGTGGGATCTGTTGGGGCCTCGTTCAAAAGCAAGGATGGAAACCGAGGGCGAGTTTCGCTGGCGAGAGGCAATGGATCAGCGCTCGAATATTATCTTTGCCAAACTGCACCCAGAACTGGTTAAGCAGCAAAGGGCAGAGTTGCAAAAGTTGGTGGCGCAGCGCGAATCGGAGATGGAGACCACCAGAAAACTTCACGGAAAAACTGGAATTGTTCCTTGGTTGGAAAACGTGGCTACAGGCTGGTGGGAGTTTGTGGGCTATCAACTTCCGGCTTCCATGCTTTACGCTTTTGCCGACCCTAGTGACGAAGAATATTTAGAGGCCCTTGATGATCTGGCTACCGGAAAACTAACTCGCAGCCAGGGCATAACAAGAACCGCCGAAGAATTGGCTGAGAGATGGAACTACAACCCAGAAGGGTTTTCTAGGAAACTCGGTGGGGCTATGGGCGGGGCAACCGCATCTCTAGCGGCTGTTCTCGACCCCACGGGAATGGCTAAAGCCGCTGTACTTGGCTCGTTTGGTTTGATGGGTTTGGGTGAGGGCTATAAAGAATACGACCGCATTGCCAAGGAAAATGGCTACACGACTGACATGATTGAGCGGTCGCTTATGGGTATTGGCTACGGGGTAGCGGAGGTTGGTGCGGAATACGCGGGGATTTCCCTGATGAAGGGCGGCGGTTTTATTCTGTCGCAGTCTTGGGCCAAAGAATTAGGGTCTGAGGCTTTAGAAAAGGGCCTTAAGTCGGCTGTCCAAAAGTGGGCTAAAAACCTTGGGGTAGCCATGCTTACCGGCGCTATTGGCGAAGGTGGCGAAGAGGTTTTGACCGAGATTGCTCAGAACCATATTAACGTTTGGGCCGACCCGAATAAAGACTGGTCGATTAGTGAGGTTACCGAGGGTTCTGTGGATGCGTTCATTATGGGCGCTGTTGCCGGTGGTGTTGTAATTGGACCCGGCATTGCAATTAAATCCCGCCGAGAGGCTGGAAGAATCGCTGCACGCGAAGGGGCGTCTGCGAGAAATTTGTCGGCATGGGAGCAAGAACGGCAGAGGGCGCGTGACGCGACTGAGGCTCTGGATGAAACTCCTGTAGAGACCCCGATTCAGGCAACGGAAGCGGGCGACCAGCAGGTTGAGGTTTGGAGTGGAACGGAATGGCAATGGGTTGATGCCACAGAAGAGAATGTAGGACTTGCTCGCGCTCAGCGTGAGGTTATGGCTATTACAGGGGAAGAGACCCCACCCCAGTCCATCAGGAACTTAAAGACAGGTGAGTCTGTTGAAGTCACCCCTGAGAATGTGCAGCAACTCAAAGAATCCCTTTTGGAAGATCCTACTGACGCTGAGGTGGCGGCTGTTACAGAAGCCTCTGTTCCCAAGGGTCCGTCTGTAGCAATCGTCGATGCGGAAGGCAATGTATTCGATCTTTTCCCGTACACCGAAGGCGACGTACTGGATCAAGAGCGAGCGGAAAACGACGCTGAAAGAGAGATGAATCGTCTAGCCAACGCGGCGGTAGCAAGGGGTGAAGACGGCTCTTGGGAAACGAAAACATTAGGTGCTGAGGAAACAAGTTCCATTCTTGGCGTTGGCGCGGAAAAAGCGGCGACGTTAGGGAAGGCAGTATCGCTAAAGCCCACCAAAACTGCCGTTAAAGAGGCTCTTGGCGAAGAGGGTGGCGAGGGTGGCGAGGGTGGTGATGATGCGGTCGAAGCCGTAGACGACACGAGGGGTGTTGCGGCTGAAGAAGTAGGGGTGTCTGCTGCGGAGGCTGTGGAGGTTGAGCCGGGCTCTCAGGATGCCTTGAATCTTATTGAGGACCGGCTCCGAGAGGCTCGTGGGTTGCCCGCGCGCAAAGAGGGTGACCCGCCACAGGCACAGGTAATTCCGCCAGATCGGGAACAAAAGTCACCTGTGCTTGACATGTTCCGTGAAATGGCTGAAGGGTCTAAGACGAGAACCGGGGCCCCCTTAAAGATTGTGCAAGTAGATACCCAGGCGGCTGGGGCTGAAAAAGCCGCGCCATTTAGTGGCCTGTATGACCGTGGTGTGATTTATGTCGATGCCGCGAGGGTTGAGCAGGGTGAAGAGGCTTGGGCCGGTGATGTGTTCTTGAGGATTCTTGGGCACGAAACCGTACACGCTTCCCGAGATGTGAATCCTGAGTTGTATGACTTCCTTCAAAGCCGCCTGACTGACGAGCAGGTCGGTCGGTACATGAAAGAATACCGCGACAAGGCCGGGACACTGGCTTGGTCTCAGTTGACTACCGAACAGCAACTTGAAGAGGCCGTGGCTATGGCCTTTCAGGACATCATCAGAGAAATCGGTGGTGGCAAATACACAGGCGACCGCAATATCGTCCAGAAACTTGTGGACTGGATTCGCACTGTTGCCGCCCGCTATGGCCTTAAAGGGGAGTTTGCCCAGTCCCTTGAAAGCATGGTTCAGCAGATTTCCGAAGGCAAGTCGCTGAACGAGATTGAATTGGCGGGCATGGGTGAAACAAGGGCAGAGGGGCGCACTGGTCCGGCAGAACTGATGCTTTCTCCCGCTCCCCCCGTCAAGTCACCCGAGTTCCGCCGGTGGTTCAAGGACTCGAAGGCGGTAGATGAGCAGGGTAATCCGTTGGTTTCTTATCATTCGACTAGCCGGGGGTTTAGTAGATTTAACGAGGATTCTCACTTTGGTACTGCTAGGGCAGCCAACGAACGTGCAAGAGATGCTGGTGGCGACAGGGTATACCCAGTGTATCTTTCGCTGCAAAATCCCTACA